TTATTTAAGGAGCTTATTTACTACCGCCTGCACCTCCGCAGGCACATATCCAGCCTTAATAAGTTTATCTTTTCTTTCGGGGTTATTGCCCCATTTACCATTTATAATCTCTCTAGCCACCTCTTCAATGCTTTTTTTAGCCTTGCCTGTTGCCTTATCAGGCTTTGGCTTTGCTGATGGCTTAGCTGTTGGCTTTGTGGTAGCCTTTTCATCATCTCTTGGATAGCCTTCCGTTACAATTACGGTGTGCCCCTTGCTCCTGGTTACAAGCACATCGCCAGCAAAAAGCCTAGTATCGTTAGTTACAATTACAGCCTTTTGGAAGGCTCCTGTCTTTTCAAGTACTGCCACTTCGCTTGAAGTATTGAAGTCGCCCACTTTAATACCAGCCTGCATACAACAAGCCCTAACAAGGCTTGAGCAGTCTGCTTCTGTAGCTTCATTAATCTTAGCAAGCCTACCGTACTTCTGTAAGCAAGAGATTACACCATACCTATTAGACTGGTCATAGCCGATGTTGTTATTCAAACAGGCTTCCAACATGGCTAATCCGATTTTTCTTGCTACTTCCTTATCTTTAGGTCGGAGCATAGTCCAGCCTAATCGGTGTGAGTAAAATGGTTCTGTGGCAACTTCACGAGCATTCTGGTCTCCTGCTTTTCCCCAGTTTGCGTTGCCGTTTTCATCAATCCGCGCACTACCTACTTCAATCATTTTTACCCTCTCTTTCTTCCTTGTGTGCTGCGTCTGTAAGACCTTCACCAATGATATACGCAATCAGTGTTGCCATAGCTGACACAATGGCGGTTACTTGTTCAACCGTCATTTTGTCAATGTTTAAGGCAACCATTATGGCAGTTATAAAACCTACAACCGCCACCCAAAATTTTCTTGATGTTAGCTTTCTTTTCCAATCGATTTTATCCATTATTTTCGTCTCCCTTCTTCTGCTTCTCTTTCTTTATAATAGCTAAAGCCCACACCTCTCCTGTTGTGAACGCAAACCAAGATGCTACAAGCGTACTTGGCTCGTTCCCTGTCTGCAAAAAGGCATATAGGATGGCTGACGTAAAACAAATATTCATTAGTATAACAAGGGTAATGATGAATTTTGAAAAACCACCCTTCTTTTCTTTCTTAGTGACTTTCTTTTTGCTCATGTCTCATCCTCCAGTTCCTGCTCAGAGCCGATAGGGAGATTCATAAATCTTAAATGCATGTCGTCCATAACCCCATTTTCGCCTAGTGAATGATACTGCTGATACATATTCTCAACGTTCAAGCGATCGTTATAGTCCACAAACCCCAACTTAAAGAATTTGCGGTAGGAATGTATTAGCCTCTCTCGAAGTAATGCCTGCACTCCCTTTTGAAGAGCTCTCGTCTGTTCATCGCTGTGCTTTATCCTCCTGATAAGATGAGCCCAAAGGCTCGCTATTAGGGTTGGGATACTAAAAAGCGCCAACCAGTTGAATATCGTCATCTTTTACACCTCCTTGTCAAAATCTGCGCCTGTAATTTCCTTGTATTCCTCTTTAGTGATGTCACCAAAAGGGTTCTCAGGTGTCCTCACAGCGTACCTCAACTCTTCTTTGGTTACCCATTTATTAGTAAATGATATCTTCCACCAAGCCATACTATTCACCTCCCTTCTTTTCAAGTGACTGCTTGATTGCATTTACTTCGTTCTTCATCTTCATAAGCTCCATAGTCATCTTTGACTCGTGCCTACCCAACTCAGATATAACTTTATCCTTCTTTATACCCTCTATCTTTTCTTTGGATAACTGTTTACCCAAGCTGTTAAGCAACTCTTCAAGCTCTTTAACTTTAGCTTCTGATTCGGATAATTCTTTAGGTACGGTAATCCTGCCTTTATCAGCCTTGTACTCTTTACCGTCAATCTCAACGGTTTCCGCGTTGTCCTCATCAAGAACATACTTCTCAGCGGTAAGGTCAAACTTTTGGCACTCGTAGAGTTTCTCAACATCGTTCTCAGAGATAAGTTCTATCCTTGTCTCCTGACCTATGCCCGCTTTAACCTCAAAATGTTCGCTCTTTTCGACCTGATAAACAAATGAATCTTCAATAATATACATGTAATCCCTCCTATTCTATAGTGTATGTAGCAAAACCATTTGCATACCCACTTCTGACTTTAGTTTTAATTTCAAACTTTTTGTCAAACGATATAGTCTCGTTTAGCACGAAATGATACAAACCCTGATAGGTATAATCAGTGTATATCCCAGGTAATTTTATTACCAAAGGGGGTTCATCATCTATAATAATAATAATCTCATCGCTAGCGTCTATAGATTGAATATGATATGTAATGCTTTTAATCATGCCTTTTCCGTTCACAATAAGTGAAGTGCTGAAACCCGTGATTTTAAAATTTTGAATTTTACTCACTAAGTATTTTTTTAGTTTATTAATTAAACCTTCCATCTATACCCTCCGTTTATAATTTGTAAACTACACACAAGTTGCCGCCATTCGCATCATCCAGCATAGTGTACACCGTATTTAATGGAACGCCTGGAACCCCTAGTTTTACAAATATTTTCCCAAATTTTGATGTGTTTATGATTTTCGAATGCTTATTTAATATTAAGCTTCTATAATCTGGTTTACACGCATCAACACAGTCAGATTCGTAAGTAGAGCCAATAAGTATGAATTTTCCATTACACGGATGACCATTAGCACCAGGTAAACCTGTATTTTTTAGAAGCATGCAGTTGCTACTATTTAAAATACTTGTCATCATCTCTTCGTTGTTCACTACAGCTTGCATTGCTGTTGAGGATGCCGCCACCGCTTGCATTGCTGTTGAGGATGCCGCCACCGCTTGCATTGCTGTTGAGGATGCCAATATCGCTTGCATTGCTGTTGAGGATGCCAATATCGCTTGCATTGCTGTTGAGGATGCCGCCACCGCTTGCATTGTGGATAAAGTGGATAGGATGTCTTTTCTTTCAATGCCATACACATTTGATAAGGCTTCGCCAATGTTTTTATTATTCTTCAGCAAATAATCCAATGCTTCTGCCGATAATTCCTTATCATTCAAAGATAAATAGGTACATTCGTACAAGCCATGTAACAGCTCTTTTTGCTGAAATACATAGCTATCTTCGCCGTACAGCTTATAATCTTCCAAGTGCATCTTTAAATCCAAGGGTGCATTAAGGAAATCTCCGTTTACTTTTGATACTTCTGCCCAACTCATTATCCTACCTCCGTTGTTCTTATAGTTTTGCCCTCAAAGAGGGTCTTTAGTGTCTTACTTGTTCCATTCTTGTATACGTGCCTCTCTGTAATCGACCTATCTACCTTGTTAAAGGTTGTAGTAACCGTTTCAAGACTGTTCTCGGTTACTATAGAACCGTCAGCATTGAAGGTTGTTGTACTCGCCCCTTTGCTATCGGCTATGTCCTTGATGGCCTTAGTAAGTGACTGCTTAAGCGATTCACCCTGTTGCTCCAGTTTTGTTTTTGTCTCAGTATTCTCACGCTTGAGCTCGTCCTTGATTCTACCTATCTCGCTTACTGTAATAAAAGCCCCTGGACTTACCTCAAGAGTGATTTTTTCAAAGTTTTCAACCGCAAGGAAGAGTTTTAGATAAACCGCACTTACAGTAGCATTATTATAGGCAGGTATCGAATATCTACCAGTCTTTTCAATTGCTACCGCATATAGGACTTCCGTGCCGCTCCCAGCTTTTGCGTATATGCCTATAGCCGTAATAAAGTAACCCTCTGTTAGTTCTCGATTTTCAAAGGCAGCCTCAATCTTGACTTTGCCACCTGCCTGTACGACAACATTCGATATATGGTTTGTCTGCTTAATTCCTGCTAAGTCTGTCAGGCTTGCAATTTCCTCTTCCCTATAGGCTCTATCCGATGTGCTTACCCTTGTAAATTCGATCTTATTCGTGCTTGTTGCGACCTCTGATAGCAACGCCTTACCTCTATTGGTTATTATCAGTTTTGAAAATTCTGCCATTTTGCCTCCTATTCTGTAAGCTCAATATAATCAGTTGTAACCACTCCACCACCTGCATACATAAAAGATGCCTGAAGCGTATTATCAAAGCTGTTAGTGATTAAAAGCACCATATTTGCAGGAAGGATAATATCGAGCATTCTTTCCAGCTCCTCTGATTGCAGCTGATATTCTAAGTGTGTGGTTATGATTACCTTGTGTTCAACATTATTTACCAACAAGGTAAAATTCCCTTTACCGCATAATCTTTCTATACGCTCCTTCAAGGTATTAAAGGTATAAGGGATATCATCTATCCATGCCGTATATACCTTGATTTGTCTTTCTTCCAGTGAATACTCCTGCATTCCACTTATTCCAAGTAATGCCTCATACCTTGCTATGCCCTTCTCATTGGTTGAGCCTATAAACTGATTATCAAGCAAGTTATCAGCCTCAATATTCAGCTTCTTAAATTCAGGATTTTCGCTCTCGTACAACTGCTTTAGTTCACTGTATTTCAATAAAAAAGGCGGTACATAAGACTTGATATCAATATCACGCATTATTTACCACCTCGCCATCTACAGGCACACTGTATGCGGTCACAACAAGATTTGAATTCTTGCCATTGATTGTTGTGCCTTCTATGTCGGATACTCCCTTAATAGCCGTTATCCGTGTATTTAATTGGCTGATTTTAACAGTTATGTTCTCGCTTTCTGCCCAAGCCTTCCTTAATTCTAGCAAGTATCCGCTTACTGCTTTGCTTATATCTGCTTTAAGGCTGTTAAAGTTATAACCGCTTTCAAATGTTATTTTAGCCCTGACATTTACAGCCACTTTATCAACGGTTGCAACAGTAACCACATGACCTATTGGAGCTATGCCTGCGCCTGTTCCATCGCGCGATGGGTCTAATTCTTTCTGTACCTTCTTGATCAACTCGCCATTAGCTGGATTGAATTCAGAATCTAATATAACAACCTTAACAGTACCGCCACCATTCCATATTGGTATAACCTTGGTAGCTCCTACGCCTCCTATGGCATTTGTACGGTTGATATAATCCTGTTTATTGCCACCGTAAGCCTTTGCTTTAAAGGTGTCAAAATAACGCTTTCTAAATACTTCCGTATCTTCATCATCCTCGGCAGGGATTAGAAGCTCTGCTATTTCAGCACTGCCCAGCCCCTCGATGTAGCTTATAGGGATTAAAGAGCCTGAACGCTTATTCCCTTCAATTCCTGTACTTTCACATTCTAAGCTATATTCGTGGTCTTGTATTTTCTCTTTTACAGTATAAATTAAATCCCCATGTGTGAATCTCTCACCTATGGGGATTTCAATATCAAATACACCTTTTATAACAGCATTAGTAGCAGGGTAAGGGGTAAGGCCTCGCTCTTTAGCCCTGCGGATAAGCATATCCCTTGACGCAGTATCTGCGAAGGTCTCATCTATAATGCTGTCCATGTCGGCATAAGTCTGTGCTATCTCCAAGGCAGCAGGAGCAATGGCATCATATATTACAGAGCCCTCGCGCTTATCAAGGCTATCGGGGATACGGTTTAGCATCCTCTCCAGTATTGCCTCGAATGTCATCTCTTCATACATTAATAATTCACCTCGCTTTCAATCTCGATATCTCCCTCGGTTGTCTCCACTGTAAATGCCACTTTAACGATGCCTTTTTCCTCCGTGTTGAATGTAAAATCGATCACATCTGTAATACGCTCATCCTGTGTTAATGCCTCTTTTATTCTATCCTCAAGCTCAGCACACACATATCTTACATCCTCGCCGTACAAGTCGGATAACTCTATCCCATAATCCCAACTATAGATTGGATAGGCATATCTTTCAGTACCAAGCATTTTATAAATGGCCTGCCTGATTGCATCCTTATCATCAACAAAGCCATCTACAATGTTATCCTTGAAGTTCATCCTATAAGTCTTATTTGGCTCAATCTCCTCTTCAAGGTCAACATCCGATATAAAGCTATCAGGTATCATAATCCCACCGCCTTATCAATTATTATGAATCTTTGACCGCCCTGCTCCCTAGCGATTAGGACTATATCACCAACCTTAAGAGAGTTATCAACGGTTATCTTCTTCTTACCCTTTATTTTATGTTTATGCCCCTGTTCTGCCTCGGTCTCTTCCTCAATCTCAATATCAACAGAATGCTTACTTACATTTCTTGTTAATGCAAGAAAAGCCTCATCAAGCACAAGTTTTTGGTCTATCTTTACCTTTAATGGCTTAGCACTTTCTACGGTACCGAACATAAAGGCTGTAGGCTTTACATTATCCACCGCGTCAAGCGCTGCCTGTTTAATGACTACAAGCAAGTCGTTTATATCTGCCATATATGCTCCTATTCTATGAAGTCTGCCCCTCTAACTGATAAATCCATAAAGTGCTCATTCTCTGATATCTTATGAGTGCATTTTTCAACAAGCATCATATTCTTAATCTTTACATCGCCTAAGTCAATCGCTACGCCTATAAGACTGCCAGCACGCACCTTAAAATCGCCCTTAACATTCTTAAATGACAGTCCTTTCGCCTTCCTGTTGTAAAGTGAAAGCAGGGCTTCGGCTTTAACCTTCCTATTCTCGCCCTTTTTAGCTTTATCATAATACTGGAGGACACCCCATTCATTGATATGCTTTCCATCCCTAACTACAGAGGTTTCACGCTTGCCTGTCTTATCATTATCAAAGGCAATTTTTATCTGATTGTAGGTGTCTTTATCAATGCTTGAATTATATGTGAAGTCCTCTGCATTGGTTTCATCAATTACAAAGTTAACTTCCATATTTTTAAGGCTTTTCAGCGTAATCTTGCCGTACTTGTCAAAAAGAACATACATCTGCTTTTTATTATCAAGAGTTTCATCAAGGGCATTGTAAATGATGTCAAAGAGTGTCACATTGTCCTCAGCTCTCTTTGGAATCTTATATCCTGTGTCCTCAATCTTACCAGTCTGCAATCTAAAGGTTTCAGCAATTAGCTTAACAACCTCACCAGCCGTTTTATTAGCGTAGAACATTGTATCTTTATTTTTCAGATACCTTAACTGGTCATAGGCTGTTATACTTATGCTCTCGCTTTTATCTCTCTTGATGGAGAATATAAAGCCGTAGAACACCTTTTTACCGTCCACCTCAAGCCTCACATGGTTACCTTCAGAAAACCTATTTGATTCTTTATCCTTAAGAATCTTAAAGGATAACACTCCCGGGCTTCCTCTTCGTTCCGTTTTCCAAGAAATTTCATCCAGCACTACAGGGGCATACAATGTGCTTTTGCTGTCTGCAATAATTAAAGTAACCTTCATATATGCCCCCTTTACTTTGGTATGGTCAAAATCTGTCCACTAAATATCATATTACCACGCTTTAGCTTGCTTTTATTCGCCTCTTTTATCTTTTTATACTTTGAGCCATCGTCATAGAACTTCTTGGCAATCAACCACAAGGAATCGCCCTTTGATACTTTGTAGGACTTTGCCTTGCTATCTGACAATGGGGCATTATGTGTCTGTCTCTTCTTTTTGGTCTTAATCTTCTTTTTGCCCTTCTTATCAACTTTTAGCTTGATCGTATTAAAAGCACCAGCCCGATACTGTGTAAGTTTTATCGACACCATAACATCTAAGCCCTGATTAGCTCCCTCTTTAAGGGTGTAATCATCAATTACAACCTTTTCTTTATAGTCGTAGAGGTTTTTACCGTTCGGCTTTGACCTGTCTATGATGAAGTTAAAAGGCTTTTTCGCGACCTTTAGCTTCTCAATCTCATCTAAGAAGTATTTAGCATTCTTAAATGAGTTGTTTTTATACACCGCAAAGGGATATCTAACATTCGGAAGCATAAACTCAAAGCTTAGCTCCGATAGTTTTGCTCTTTTTATAATCAGAAATTCCCCTTCGTTTATCGAATTTATCTTTTTATTATTCCCCTTGATGGAATATTGAAAGCTCGAAGGGGATACAGGAAGGAGTAACTTACCTAGTCTAAATTCATATCCCATTACCTATGCACCCCCTCCGCTGCCATGCTCAGTGCTCCCGTGGCTCTTTCTGTGAGGTCTGATATAAGGCCGTCCAAATCTGCACTAGAAGCAATGTTATTATTATTTGTCATATCAACCTTAATCTCTGCCGTAGTAAACCTATTTATAACATCTCTTTCAGCGATATCACGAAGATACTTCAAATCCTCATTCGTTATATCTAAGGAATCTGATGCCTTTTTCGTGTTCTTTGCGATATTCGATACATCGCTTGGGACTGTTGCCCCTGCCGTATATCCACCACCATTAAACATGTTAGAGGTATCAACACCGCCATTTGACTTCATAAAGCCATCTATTGTGCTTGATACTTTATCGGATACACCATCGCCCCATTTAGCACCTGCCTTAAAGGCTTTATCGCTCCAACCGTCTTGAAACACATCAAAGGTTGACATACCTTCATCAAACGCCTGCCCTACATCCTGATATTCCTGTTTACTTTCGGCAGCTGCCTTTGACTTGGCTGCATAATCACTTGCTGCATTACTTATTCCGCTAAAGTCAAAATCTACAAAGGGCAGTTTATTCAGAGCTTCAGCTATTCCTGCAACTACTGATAGTGCAGTTGAGAGCAAATCGTAAAACCACGACTGAATCCCTGCTATTGCATTATGGAAGGCTATGCCCATGTTAGATGCCAGTGCAAGTATTGCATTTGTAATTCCAAGTGCAATATCCGCTACAAGCAAACCAAGATTTTTAAAGAACTGCATAACTACATTTATTCCACCTGTAATGACTCCAAATCCACTATTTGCCACGCTCGATGTTTTAGCTATTGAGTTGGCTACAGCAAAGATTATCGCTATTAAAGCTATAACTAAGCCTATAATCCAAGTCAATGGACAAGCCAGCAATGCCGCATTAAGTCCGCTTTGTGCCGCAGTTGCTGCAAAGGTAGCAAGCGACCAAGCACCAGTTAAGGCTGCATGTGCCGCAGTTGCAACGGCAATAACTCCTTGTATCACAGCTCCAATTGCCAAAACAGAATTGTAAATTACTAAAGCCCCTACTATGCCTAATACGATAGGTTCGATAACCGACCAATTTTGAACGAAAAAATCGGCTATCTGACCGCCTAAGTCTATAAGCCCCATTAGAGCATTAGCTATAAGACCAACCGCATTGACCGCATTAGCTGCGAACGCTTGGAACTGTGGGCTATTGGCTATGCTGTTTATCTTCTCAAGCAATGGTTGTAATTTCATTGTGGCGGCATTTGACATCATAGTCCATATCTGCCCCCAAGTCATCGGCATTTGTTCAAACTTAGCATTTATATTGTCCGCATCTGCAAAAATTGCATTTTTAACTATAGCCGCAGAAAGTTTACCCTCCTGAGCCATTTCCCTTATTTTCCCAATTGGAACATCCATATATGTTGCAACTGACTGAATAAGGTTTGGAGCTTGCTCAAATATTGAATTTAATTCATCGCCACGCAGTACGCCCGAACCTAAGGCCTGTGAAAGCTGCAGCATTGCATTGGATGCTTCCTGCGTTCCAGCTCCAGCAATGGTCATTTGTTTTTGTACTAAATTAGCAAAATCTACTACTTCCCTAGAACTGCTAAACGCATCCTTTGCATTATTTCCAAACCTTGCTACTACATCCGCCATATCAGTAAGAGAACCCCTTGCATTCTGTGCAGACTGATACACCATGTTTAACAGCTCAGGAGTTGTCTGTACTTTGTCATTCATCATGTCTAGTCGCGCTGTAGTAAGAGTAAGCTCATCGGACATGTTCATAAGCTTACCAATTCCCATGTACGCAGATGCAAGGGCTATAGCCTTGCCTACAAGACCACCCATCGCAGATGAACCACTATTCACGCTGTTGTTGAAGCTTTGCTGCTCTGCCTCTGCTTCGTTAATGCTACTACTTACATTGCTCATTTGAGTGGCAAATACCTCAGCTTGATGTCTGGCATCTTCTATGATACTTCCATCAAATCCGTTATTCATCGCCCCTTCAACATTGTTGATATGATTGATTAAATTTTCAGTAGTGGCAATCATTCTTTGCATTGGACCACTTAAACTGTCAATCAGGTTTATTCTTGCGTTTATTCCTGCCATTACTTTTTCCCCTTCCTCTTGATCCGTTCAGCCTCTTTGCGTTCTTTTTCCGCCTTCAAGGTTATAGAGGCAATGACAAACGCTTTATCCTCTTCATCAAGTGCTAAAAACTGAGAGGGCAGCATGTGGAGCTTGTGCAAACAATAATGTGCTATGCTCGCCGTGCTGTCCTCCTCTATTAGTTTTTTGCTTCTTCCACCTTATCGTTAAGGCTCTTATCAAGACCGTTCATATTCTGAATTTTTTCAAGAAACTCATTGAATTCTGTAGGATCGTCAATCATTTCAAAGATGAGCTCCTCAGGTGTCATCACCCCATAGGAATCCTGCAATGCTTTATCGTATAAGTCAGGGAATACAACGGCAGCACTCGCAAGCTTTCCAAGATATTCATTTGTGTTTAGCTTGCTTCTATACATTCCGGGCTTTCCTTTTACCTGTATCTCTGTGGTGCAGGCTTCACGGATTGCGTTTGCTTCTTTAGTGGTTAAATGTCTAACTTCCCACTTAACAGGCTGACCGTTTTTATCTAAAAAGTTGCTTGTGGCTACTATGAACTGGTTTTCTCTCTTAACCTTATTGCCCTTCATGAATAATTCAAAATTTCCCATCTTATTATCTCCATTTCTTTAAAATATAGGGTACGCAAATACTGCATACCCTGTGAATCAGTTTATTTAATTTAAGCCATACCTGGAAGGAGCTTGAACTTTTCAGGAATCTTAAAATCTTCAAAAGTAAAGTCCATATCCTCGTCTAGGTTCTCTCCATCTGCATCAAACTTAGCAAGCATACAGCCATCAATATTACAGCCAAGCAATACTACCGTCTGCCTTCCTGCCTTTGAGGTTGGGTCTTCGTTGGTTATCTGAATTTCAAAGTAGGTATCCTCGCCTGTGTCTTTGAACTTCTCTACAATCTCCCTAAACATGCTTGTATTGTAGTGGAATGTTGCCGAACCCGTGCCCTTCCAACCTGTAGCCTTATTACCTTCTCCCATCTGCCCCAAAATCGGAACAGGAGTCTTAGTTTTCTCAAACTTTGCTTCAAGGTTGATTGCATTCATTAGATTGTATCTGTGTCCTTCAATAGTCACAAATACTTTCGCCATTTTTGCGGAAAGCGTGTCAGAGGCTTTCATAGTTATATTATCCGCCATTATTTATCTCCCTTCTATGCTACTGTTACAGTCATATAGAGCTGAGCCATTGCATTTACTACAGTAACCTTATCCGCAACAACTACACCCTTCTTGCTGTCGCCCTGCCCTACGGTTACATCTTTGTCGCTGAAGTTCTCGATTGCCCTAATCTTCTGTAACTCCTCGTGGTGCTTTACTATGTCAGCCCAAAGGCTAACCCTTCCATCTGCATCATTTGGAATGTTGCCAAGATATTTAGAGTTAAAGAGTACAGCAATATCATTGGCAATCTGATCAATTACTCGTATGGTCTGATTCTCTTTGAATATCTCGCCCTTGGTATCGCTTACGGTTACAAGTGAGTTAATATCGGACAATACCCTGATTTCATCTCCAACTTTATGAAGGACAAACTCGCCTGCCTTTATGGATGCCTTTAATTCGGACTGTGAGAAGTCTGCATTTACTTCGTATTCGCCATCGTATTTACGGTTCAGGCAGGACTTATTTACTGCACACCCTGCCTGTAATCCTGTAACCCAGTAAACAATATCAGCTCCCTCGCCCTTAACGGTATTTTTCACATTGATTACACCTTCAAAATCAGCAGGCTTCTTGTGGAGTACCGTCTGAAACTTGATACCCTCTTCATCTCTTAACCTCTTTACAAAGTTAGCATAGAGGGTTTTAACTGCCTCATCTGTAGTTACTACACCCATAGCATTAAAGCTGTAGCTTTCTATTCTTTCAAGATACTTCTGATGATTGGCTGCGGTCACACTTCCATTTGTACCGCCTGTCAATGCAAGTCCTGCATTTACTGCCAAGGTTGCGCCCTTTTTCCAGTCTACGAAGGCATTATCCTTAAGGTCTGCCATCTTTGATACTGTCTGTGCGTCTACCTTTTCATTATCAAGATAAAGGGCAACATCAAAGTTTGATGGTGTATCTGCGTTTGCTTTAACTACCACCTTAAGAGCATTGCCCCTCTCTCCGCTGTATTTGGCTGTTGCAAATGTATTCGCCGCCTTCTCGCCCTTATTGAGCTTGTAAGCAAAAAGGGTTTTAGCATTAAGGAATAAGTCCCTTAATCCCTTTAACTTATCACTTGCATAGTCATAGCCGAATATATCACGGCTGTTCTTTTGAAAATCAGCAGAAGTTACTTCAAATACTTCTTCATCCTTGCCCCAGTCAAGTACAAGGGGCATTGTAGCGATTCCCCTATCTGACAGGGATGCACTAGCCTTTGCAGCAGATACAAAATTAATGTAACTGCCAGGCAATACCTTATTTTGTGTTAAAAAAACACCGCCGCCTAAAGCCATTTACTGTACCTCTCTTTCTAAAAATTCATCTATCTTGCTGTCAACCTCTGCCAGGGTAAGCAAGTCATCGGGGCTTACCACTATTGGCAGTATGTCTTTATAGCCTGCATACTTATCAGCCCGTAAAAGCGATTCAAGGTCATATACAGGGCTATCATCATCTTTTTTTGTTTTAGCCATTTTCTACCTCCGTTTTAGATCGCAGTTTCTCCATAGCTTCCTCTTTGGCCATACCCTTATATATAAAGTAGTCATAATTTACCAAGAAGCTAAGCACCCCATCACTTATGGTGCTTTCCATCTTTGTACCACGCGTGAGCTCTCCCTTTACCTCTATAGTTTCAAGGATATCCGAAAGGGTTTCGCTTACATCCACCAGTTCCCTATTTGCGTTCTCTTCATTTGGAAAGTAATTTATTTCATACTTTCCTTTATGTTGGAATTTCTCGCCAAGATACCGCCCTTCATTTGGGTTTATACAGGTAACAAAAAAACAGGGTGGAGTAAATCCCTGTTTTACCTGTTCTGTGTATATTTCCCTGTCTGCAAATGCCTGTGATATAGTCAGGCATATCGCATCTACTACATCATTAAACATTCATCCGCTCCTTCAAAAAAGCATCTAATTTGCTTTCAACAATCTTGTACTTAGAATCTTCAAGCTCATTTACTGAATCTGATAGCATGTGCCTGCCTTTTACCCACGAAACAACCGCGGTTTTTCCAAGTGCAGGTATGAATCGCCCAGGTGTCTGCCTGTGCCCATGCTCTACATAACTGGCATAATCTAAAGGATTTTCTACGGTTATAGTGTAGTTGTATCCTGTACCTTCTGCGCTTGTTACCCTCCAGCTCCTGCGGAGGTGTCCGCCTGAATAGCCACTCCAATAGGTTTTCATCATATTTTCATAGGCAGCACCCTCTTTAGTTAAGAAGGTTTTAGATTTTCCGCTTTTGCCTTCTGCCTTTGCTGTCTTTTCACCTTTGAAAGTAGGCTTTTTCCCTACAGGTGTGCGCCTTATAACCTTACGCAGTAACCTTTGACCTAGCTCATTGGTGCATTGCCTTAAAAATTCAGGTGTAGCCTCTTTCATGCCCTCGATATTTTTCATGAGCTGTTCGATTTCCTTTGTGTCAACGCTTCCATTTCTGCCCATTATGACCACCCCTTAAATAGTTCTAGCCCTAATTCGCTATGTGTGGCATATTTTGACAATACACCACTGTTTTTGTAAGCAGTTGCCTCACCCTGCCTTGTAATAACAAGTTTTGAGCCATCTTTAATATTTATACCATTTGGAATAAAGAGCTTTATACTCTGTACAGGTGTGGAGCTTTTAGCCCCTTCAACTGTCTGATTCACGGTCTTAAATGATATTCTGCAAGGGATATCAGCAAGTACAAGCCTCTCTTTGTGTGCTGTTGAGCCGTTCGGCTGCTTTTCTTTGACATACTCATAAATATCGCATTTATCCTCAAAGAGCGATTCAAGGTTTTTCTTTGCCTTTTCCCTTGCCCATTCCAGCCTTGTAATGTTTACCATCTGAACCTCCTGTAGCAGGCAAATTCTAACCTTCTGCCGTTAATAAGCAAATCAATCATAATATCCAGCTTCTGCTCATCCGACTTATTGCCATCTGTCGCAAATGATACCCTTGTATCACCCTCTGAAAGCTCTTTAACGGCACTATCAAATGACAGACCTATATTACTTAGGCTTGAGGGATTAAATGTCTTTAATGCAAGGAAAAACTCGCCTACAGCCATATCTACAACTATAGTCTCTAAGCCTTCGGGTACTTCTGACACATTACAATCATTCTTACATATATCAGAAGCCTTTTTAAGAGCAAAGGCAAGTGCTGCCTCGTTTTCAGGGACAGCACTATAACCGAAACTTTCAAGTCTCTTTTTAATATCCTCTACAGTAATCATAAATTACCCCTTTGATATAATCCTTGCAATTGCGATTGCTTTGTGTGGGATTGCCGTTTCACCATCGTTGATGATATTCCAATTGGTGCCAGTAGCAAGGTCTGCATTGCTGGCAGAAGCAGTTATTGAAGCTGGCTTTTCGAATGAAATTCCATTAACGCCACAAATATATCTGTCACGCACATATAAAGTATCCTGACCGCCATTCTTTTCAGCATTTCTTGACATTTCATATGGAACATTATCGCCAATATCCTTGAGCACAATCGCACCTTCTCCCAACACATAGGTTGTATATGCGGTATATGTGGTACCGCCTGCCGATACTTCCTCTGTTGGCATATTGTCGTCAATCAGTACAAGTCTGCCGTTCCAAGTACCAAGTGCTAATTCTCTCTCAATACCATCTGTGTCGGTATATGTCATATACTTAAGAAGTTTCAAATTCTCAAGCCCTGTAGCAACTTCACTGTGCATGATCGCAAGTTTAAAAATATTCTTGTTGTCTCCGCCTGCCTTCTGAATCGCTTTGTTTAAGGTAGTTGCCTTCACCATGCCAGCGTCATCAACGCCTGTTTCTTTGGTGATGTCATAAGTGTGCTTATCAATAAATTCTTTTGCGGCTTTTTCAGCAACACTTGTGCCAGTGGTTTTCATTGCGAATACACCTTTAAGTATTGCAAGCAGGATAGCCTGCCTTACTTCCATCTTGTAATCGCCTATCTGCGCTGCAACATTATCCATAAAATCAACACCTGCGGTAATGTTCTTTGAAAAGTTCTTCTCAGTCCAAGAATCCATTCTTGATGCAACTATAAATCCCTGTTCATAAGTAGTTGTACTTGAAGAGTGGATGTCTGTTGCGCCATCATTATTCTGTGAAGTGTCGCCCGAAATTCTTCCAAAATAAGGGACTCTAGTGTATAAAGAGCCTGTCTGTGTGCTTAGCGATGCTTCTGCCTGTTCATTTGTGCCTACCGCACCACTTTTTGCGAGTTCACTCTTTTTTGTATTTGGAATCCTATTGACATAAGCTCCAAATGCCTGTGGGTTAAATGATTTGCTGTCAAATTTTGCCATAATTTTCTTTCTCCTTTACTTAATCAATTTTTGCGTCAGGGTTTTCAGCCAAGTATTTAGCAAGCTGTGAGTATGTCATTTTGGAAGTATCAACTCCAGTATTACCCATGTTCTTGCCTCCTGCTGGTGTTGCCCCTTTTGGTGTCTGTGGCATAGTCTCGATATCAAATAAGAATTTGCTATCGTCTGCCTTTGTCAGAGCCTCTATCTGCTCTTTTAAACCCTTAACCGTTCCATCTTCAAGTAGTTCAGCCTTATCAAGGTCTTTTAATAAGGCTTTTACCGCTGTGAGGTTTTTAGCCTTTGCCCCTGTAAGTGCTGCATCAACTGCGCTGTTTACTTTCAGATTCCTGATTTCAGCCTTATACTGTTCATCTTTGGCTTTGTTGTCCTTCTGCAAGGTTTCAATCTGTGACTTTAGCCCTTCCAAATCTTCCTTGGAGTTCTTAAGGTCATTGAGCTGTTTATCCCTGTCCTTAATCTGTTCTTTTAGGGTATCAGCCTCTTTCTCTGCATCGGTTAACTTTGTCTTAACCTTTTCGATGTCATTGCCATTGATGCCCATTACGCTGTCAATCTGCTCTTTGGTTAGTCCTAATGCTTCAAGTTCTGCTCTTGTCATATCTTCCATCCTTTCTTTTACGCTTTTTACGAGTTCGCTCTCACTATGATTAGTTGGTGTACTCGGTTATACGCTTGTCAGTCCGCATAAAAAAAGCGTTCTACATTTCTGCAAAACGCTTGTAAACTTATTAAATTGTTTCATCAAAAAAGCACCCTGTTATAGGTGCTTATTGTCTATCTTCGAAATATTCAACCCATTCAGGGTTTTCCTTGTCAAAGACTTCTTTTTGTTCTGGAGTTAGGTTGTGTGGATAATCAGCAAACATGTTATATTCTGTTTTTTTATCAAAACTAAATATCCATTCGCCTACTGTTTCAGTTTCTTTCCACCAAATCTTATCCGTTTCTTCGTTTTTATACCAATCATTTAACATCGCCCAACGCCCCCTTCATCTGACTATCTAGCGCAGTGTTAATATAACCTAATAGTTGTTCAAATTCCTTGTTCCCACTAAATGATTCGACATCCATCACAACAACTGGCTTCTCAAATATCCTGCCAAATGCTTTGTCAACTGTTTTACGACACCCAAATCGTTTATTTAGTGTTGCTGCTATTGAGCCGTATTTATCAAATGGCATCCAGCCATTTTGCTTTTTTGATTGAAGCTCCAAATATTCTAGTCCGCTTTCAAGCCTTCTTACAATAGCCGCATGCTTCCCTGTCGCGATATAATACTCTTTATTTAAAATAAGATTATCCAAAACTCCTATCGTCCCCGATATTTGTTGCTTTACCATCATTATAGAGCCCTCTACCCCTGGCAATTCAAGTATTTTCTTGTAATATAAAGAAAATATATATTGACTTTCTCCGCCTCTGAAATCCACAACATCAAGACCATTCCGATTTCCTATATATGCGAGTGCTAATGAAGAGCATGACCCTTTCGTCATATCCCCACCTGCTATTTTTTTAATTATTTCAGCAGATGATAGTTTTTCTTTCAGCTTTTGCACTTCCCTATATTCGACATTATTGGCTTCACAGTCGTCTTTAATGATCTGCGCTGCTTCGCTTAATTCTAGTTTATCACTTTTCTTAGCATCTTTCAAATTATTTTCCTTTACATATTTCTTTTTCCACTCCTCATACTTCATATCCGCAGGCACGTGATAAACCTCGCCTTCTTCGTTTCTTGCCGACTTTATATCTTTTTCGGTAAATTCATCATCGAAATATGGGCAGGTGCAAGTCCTGCAATATGGATGGAACGGAGGGGCTGTCACTCCTGCTTTATACTCGCTCATAGGGAAATGCTTACCGTCCATCTCCCTGCATATTTTTGATGTAGAATTATCAAGGGTTGCTACTATTTCGTATTCTTCCACCCCTAGCATGTTAAAGCTGTCTTGCTGTCCTTTGCTGCCGAAATACGCCGCCTCTGTCATTGCTAACCTTCCAGCCGCATGCCTTGCATTACCGAATGAATTATCAACATACTTAAGCATTCTATCTATTGCCTTGGTGGGGTGTTCCCCTAAAAGCGTAGTTCTTAGAAGCTCCCTGTGGAGTTCATCAACCATCTGAGCTTTTCTAGTCCATATACGGCTTGAGAAGTTCTTGCCGTCAGGACACCAAGGCTTTTTTATAATCTCGTCAATGGCAGAATCATCTAAAACGCCAACATTCCAGCCAAGCCCTAACCCCTTTTGAATCTCGTAGGCTGTACGGTAATAACCGCGCATATAGGCATCCCTTGCAAAGTTATCAATTGAATCTACTTCATTGCCGAATGCCTCTTCTGCCTTCTGTTGCACTCGGAGCTTTAAGGCCTCAAGCCTGTTTATGTGCCATCTTCCCGAAGCATTTTCAAGCTCTTTTATCCACTTGCCGTTTATATTATTCTCTTCACCGTGCTTGATATAATCCGCTAAATCCCATTTGAACTCTTCAAGCTCTCGGTTAGTGAGCATCTGCCTTGCCTTTGAGATTGAAACTCCGTTATTGTCAGCTATACGCGAATACCACTTTTCTATTTCGCTCTGAATGCCGTTTTCTGCCATTCTGAAAGCCTTATCAATGTCAGCCTTAACATTTATACCCTGCGTGTTATTTAAGCCCTCAATGAGCATATAACGTTTTTGCCAGTATTCTTTACTCTTCATTTTCTCCATCTCCTGCGGTTGGAGTAAAGGCATTCTCATAATCCTCGGTTGATGCCTGCTTTTCAAGCTCTATCTGCTTAAGCTCTTCCTCAACATTTGAAGTATAAGGGTGCATAGCGACACATGTCTTTTGGCTGAGTAAACCAACGCTATTGTTTATATCAGCTATTACCTGCGATTCATTTACCATCATATCCCTGTTAAATATGATTTCAACGGCTTCACCCTCAAAGTTGCCCTTGTTGGTCTGCGCAAAGTAGGCATTTATGAACCATAGCAAATCTTCAAAGGCTGCCTGATATTCTGTCTCCATTTCGTTTGCGTCAAGGTCAATGTTGGAATATACCGCCTTAATCGACATTTCATTCGGAGAGCCCGAACTCTTAAGCTCCTCGATGTCATAGCCCTTACAGTTAAGTACAACCGCTTTTCTAAGCTCTGCAAGTATTGCCTTGTAATTCTCTGCATTTACCTCTATTTCAAGTTTTTCTATGCCACCATCTGCGCCGTCTACCGTCCTAACCTTTACCGCCTTATATGCTGCAAGATTCTGTCTGAATGTACCCAAGTCCTGCCCATCGTAGTTCTTGATAATCAATATAGTATTACCGCTTGCGTTCTCTTCCATCCCATCAGCAAAACTGGATATTATCTGATTGACACCATCCTGCAAGCTCTTACATTTTTTAATAAGAGGAATACTAGCCCCATTGCTCCTAAAAGGGATAAGCGGTACTTTCTCCCAGTTGTACGGCATCATATCCCCATCGAGCTGTGGCATTTCAAAGTAATAGGTCTGATAGTCTTTGATAAGCCTGCCATTCATGTACCTAAACTTGTAAATGCCTTCCTTTGCGTAAAGCTCTACAAATGTAGTTATGGTCTCCCTCTCTCCCTCGTATGTAGGAATGTCATACACCCTAAGGGCAAAATCAAGTTCCTCTTCGGTTTCGTCCTTCCAAAAAGGTAAAACCTCATAAGGCTTAAATCTCTTCATCTTGAAGCTGCCCTGTTCATCGTAGTAAGGATACAGCCAGCTTATACCACCGTTGTAACTGTCACGCCCTATATTCTTGATAAGGCGCATAAAACGCTTATTAAATACCTCTCTTAACAACTTAGCATAAGCGTCATTATCTGTATTAAAGGTTATAGGCTTTGCGAGCAAGTAGCTTACCTTCTGCTGTACCATTTCAGCGTAACGGTTATCAATGTATTTATTGTTAGGGAGCTTAGTATCCTCTATTAGGTTGCCATTCTCTCCTATAACCATCCTGCGCTTGCCTAATATGTCATGCTCATAGTTAAAATAGCGCTCACCTGTTATCATCAACTTGCGCTCTTTAGAGCTTAAGAACTTTGACAGCTCTTTCTCTAAGAATTCGATGTCGCTTATTTTACTTAATGCGCCTATATTGATAATCTCATTTATGCGCCTTGTTTCCATTCCAAAATCAAACATTTAACACCTCTTTTAATCAAAACTGAATGTATCAGCAACTAATGCCTTAGAAGCTCCGTATCTCATCGCATCCATTCCGTGTGAGAAGTCATGGTCGGGCTTATCGGTCGGCTTTCCGTTCTTATCCTTTAGCCAACAATAGTTAAGTATTTCGCCCTTAAATTCAGGGCAATTTACATCGTGCACTACAATCTCATAATTCTGTATAAGCTGTATGCCGTGGTTAACGCTGTCTTTACCCTTCCTTGATGCTTCTGCGTTTATACCCTCTTCCTGCAATTCTGCTATTGACTTAGGTTCTGCACTATCGCATATAATCCTTTGACCGCCGTAGCCTTTATCTTTTATCGCCTGTGCTATAATCTTGTTAGTTACTCCAGTCTTATACCACTCATCGAATACATATATCTTCTTAGCTGTATTATCAATCAGCATACACACGAAGGCGTTAGGGTCGGTAAATCCAAAGTCCAGCCCGAAGGCTGCCTTGATTCCATTGATAGCTCTAATCTTGTCTATGTCAAATGCTTCAAATCTGACCTTATCATATATTAAGCCCTCTGCAATACCCCACTCGCCATCGCCTTCAATCCTGTATCTGCGCGGGTTGTTTACCTTCATCTTCAAAAAAAGATTGCGGTCTGAGGCATCTAGCCACTCGTTACACTCCCAAGTGGTTGTTTTGGTAAAAATATCATCATCCGTTACATCAAAAAATCTTGCTTTAAGCCAGCTTGTAGCACTCCAAGGGTTAAATGTGATCGTAATCTGCTTAAAATATCCCTTGGGCACTTCGCCACGTATAGACATGTCGAGCTTGTCAAAATCAGCTTCGTTGGTTATCTCGAAGGCCTCCTCAATCCATACCCAACATAGTACACCTTTATCAACCGATATAGATGTGACCTTTTGACCATCATCAAGCCCACGGAATAATATCTTTTGGCCTGTGGACTTCCTAACAATCTGCATAGGTGATACAGTGCTCTCAAAGTAATCATCAAGCCCAAACTTATGTATTGCCCAGTTCAAATCACTAAATACGCTATTGCGTAGCGTGTCCTTGTACCTCCGTACTACTAGCCCATTTGATAAGGGGTATTTTATCAGCCTAAAAATCATCTCTAGTGCTGTGGTTTTAGATTTCTTAGAGCCTCGGCTTCCCTTACATACTCTATAACGCTTCTTGCAGTTCCAAAAGTCGTTGTAGCCTTTGCCTACTAATTCTTTAAGTGATAGTTTCAACCCCCATCACTCTCCAACTCGCCTATATCATCGATAATCTCGATAGCTTCAACATTTACATTAAGTTTGTCGTTAAACAATCCTAAATGCCTTGACAGCATCTCAAGTGCCTTAGTCTTATCGGTTAGCTTAATCTCGATGCCATTTGCCCCTTCCTTTATAGAGGCTATAGCCTTCTTCTGTTCCTCTGTTAGCTCCGCCGTAGGCTTTATCTTTACACTTCCATCATCGTCTACCTCTACATAGTCTGTTGCCTTAGCAAATGCTATGGCTGAAAGCTCCGCCAGTACCCTGTCTTGTGTAATGCCTGTTCGCTTTCCCCTGTCCTCCATGGCTTTGGCAATTTCAACTTGAATCTTAGCATTGCTTAGCAGTCTTGATGCTTGTGGCTCTGCCCCTTTAGGAGAGTAGCCTGCGCGGATTGCTGCCTGCTTCGCGTTAAGGTCTATAATGTATTCACTAACAAATCTTTTTTGTTTTTCGTTTAGCATTTACTCTCCTTTCCAGCTAATGCCTGTTGTTGAGATTTAAAACAAAAAGAACCGAGAAGGAGGAAACTCGGTTCTTGATGTTATAACAAAAACGGCTATAGAAAAACCTACAGCCGTTTATGCCCAAATAGTAATTATTTCAAAACTTTTCTAAAGTATTTTGCTACTTTCAGCATATCTTTAGTAATGTAATCTGCCGGAATGTGTAAAATTCTCCATCCTGCTCCTAGGTTATTTTTAACTACAAAATCTTTTTCAGCCTCCTTAGCTTTGTCACTATGGAATATTACCCCATCTACTTCGATTACAACCTTTTTATCTGGTATGACAAAATCCAATCTATATTTTGCCACTTTCTGCTGAGGTATAATTTTATGACCTTGATGCAGGAGCTCTATTGCTACGAAAATCTCGGGTATACTCCCGTAACGCTCGCATCTTGTTTTGGCAAGGCTTATGGCACGGCTGTACTTCTCTTTGTCGTCTCTTTTCTCAAACATTTTTTGTACTGCTTTGTCAAATTTCATTTCAGCCTTAGTCTGTATAGATATCTCGTCAAATATTCTTTCTGTCAATTCTTTCTCAACTGCTTGGCATTTCCTTTTCTTAGCCGTTTTGCAATACTCACACATATATGCGCGTTTTAGGCTAAGAGCATGCCTGCCTATCAGTCTTCCGCAATTTGAGCAAGGTATCTTATAGAATTTTTTGCCTCGGTCATCGAGCCCAAATATTATTCCAAGATTCAAATAATTTTCATCTATTACCTCTAAAGTCATTTCCTTACACCTCTCACTATACTGATTTTACTACATTCAGGGGTCGCAGTCAAGCTTATATTCTACATATTGTGCCTTCAAAACACCGCTCTGCTCTTTTAAGTTTACACTTTACTGCATTTTCAGAATTCTGTAGTTCCCTAGCCATCTCTTTGATAGTCAGATACCGTATATATCGCATATATAGAAGCTCAGTATATTCTTTATTGCTCAAGGAAGTTAACTCTTTTTTTGCCTGATTCTTTTTCATTATGAATCCATCAATAAGCTCTTTAACTTCTTTCTCAAGCTCTATTATTTTTATAACGCTACTTTCTAACCCATCCCCGCGCTGGCTTGATTGTACTTTCTCAGACAGGTTACAACCTCTTAGCCCATACATAGCTTTAAGGCTAGATAGCTCCTCCAATCGTTGGTTAATTAGCTCCTCCATTCTTTGAATTTCCTGCAAATATCGTTTTGCCCACATTGGCATCACCTTCCTTTGCTGTGGTTAAAATTTCCTTTTAGCTTTCCTCTTTGCCTCTTTCTCTTTTAATGCCTCAACTATATCCTCTCCCCGCACTCCATTTAGTTCTGTGTGCGAAATAAGGTAATCGAAATATTCAGACCTAAAGAAGCTTTCTGTAGAGCTGTTTACATAAAGCCCCTTGCCCTGGAATCTTACCCTTCCCCTTAATTCGGTTTTGTAATCATCCACTGCGCATTTGATAATGGCATATATAAGCCCATCAGTGTTATGTATCTCAGTGTTTTTTGTTATCATGCTTCTACCTCTTTATACAGGCTTGCTTAACCCTTGATTAGACCTTAATTAAAACCTTGGATAAACAAGCCTGTGTTATATGGTTCTAGTTAAATGGTAGCTCGCTACCTATCCCATCAGGGATATTCATAAATCCATCAGCATCGGGTGCTCCCATCTGTGGCTGTGTGCCTCCATCATTTCCTGCATTTCCTGCGTTATTCTGTGAGCTTGCCTTGCTTTCTGCGAACTCTATCTCCTCCACCATAATCTGTACGCTGTAGACCTTTTGACCTTCCTTGTTAGTGTAGTTATCATTCTGAATGCGCCCAGTAACTACTATCTTAGTACCCTGTTTAAGATACTTCTCTACAAATTCACCCTGCTTACCAAAAGCAGTACAGTTAAAGAAGTCTGCGGTTACTGTATCGCCCTGCTTCTTGAAGCGTCTATCTACTGCAAGCGAGAACCTTGCTATAGCCATATTGCTATCGGATTGTGAATATCTTACCTCAGGGTCTCTTGTAAGCCTGCCCATTAAAATTGCTTTATTCATGTTTTAAGTCTCCTTTTTCTTAATATTATTTATTAGTATTACATGCAGTCTTTCCCTTGCTCTTCTGCACTCTCCATTTGTAATTACGCTGTGTAGATAGCACATATTTATTGCATCTGCTATATTTTGCACAGTATCGGCATGATTCCCCAAGGTATAACCCTGTGTATTTACTTGTAGCTCTATGTCGTCACTAAGAGCACTATAATCAATTTTGATTTTTACCATTACTTCTAATCCCTCCAACTTCTATTAAATCCTCTTTTGCCTCTGTAAGCTCCTTCACTATACCGCTATAGGTATTAAGGTTGTTAAGGTAAACCTTGCAGTTCTTTTCAAGCAACCTGATTATATCTATCAGCTCTTTCTTTGGTAGATTCATCAAGGTGCTGTCACTTAATGTACTTTGTCCGTCTCCTATCATATATCCCTCCTGTATAGCTTTGCTGTGAGGTTGTAAAGACCGTTAAGATATTCGTGCAAATTATTAAAATAGCTATGTTTTAAAGATGTGCTTATATCGTTTATGTAGTTCTCCATTTCAATAATAAAGTCAGTAAGGTTGTTTACATCTATTTTCCTTAGATTATAGCCCTTATTGAACCCCTCACTTCTAGCCTTTTCCACTCTGTTCTCAACATAGGCTACTAGCTCCTTGTCTGACATCGACCTCATTTTATTAGCTTTTTCTTTGATTTTATCTGTCATCGTTCCTCCTCCGTTTCCTCTACAATCTTGTTTAGTTCTTTGAGTCAGTGCCTCAAACTCCTCTTTGAATTTGGCTAGTTGCGCCGTTGGAGCTATTTTCTCGAGATATTTACCATCTAACCAAGTCTTAACGAACTCTTTTACATCAATATGTTCTTCATTTTTAGATTGCACTTTGTACCTCCCTTGCTTCGTTTATTCTTTCATTTGCAATATCAAAATACTTCCGTTCCAGTTCTAAGCCTATATAATGCCTTCTTGTGTTTATCGCTGCCACACAAGTTGAGCCTGAGCCCATACAGTTATCAAGGACAACATCGCCCTCGTTTGTATATGTCTTTATCAGATATTCAAGCAGTTCAATTGGTTTCTGCGTTGCATGAAAGCGTTCATTGTGCTTGGGAAATGTAAGGACGGTTAACGGATATCTTTCGCCATCTAGCGATTCTGATATGCTTTCCTCATATTTACCCCATAGGGCACTTTTTGTTTTACCTCCTTTCGACTTATACGGCTTGTCATACCACATCTGCTTGTTGTACGTTGGTTTCTTTTTGTAAAAGACTGCGATATCCTCGTGGCACTTTAACGGCTTAACGTTTGCATTTAGGAAGTCTGTACCCTTCTTCTTATTCCAAACTAAGTTATACCGCCAAAGTTTTGGATTGCTGGTTAGTAAATTGGCTGTAAATAAACCATCACCAAATAATACGATTGCGCCATTTGCCTTGATGATACGTTCATATTGATACCATAGGGCATTTAATGGAATTGAGATATCCCACTTAGCCCTTGTAGTACCGTATGGCAGGTCGCAAAGCACCATATCAATTGATTGGTCGGGGATTTCTTTCATTAGCTCTAAGCAATCACCGCATTTTGTATAATCAAAATTCATATCAAATCCTCAATCTCATAGTCTATTGCCAAGTACTTACCACCCTCTATGGGAATACAGTATGTTCCTACGGCAATAAGTCCAGGTATAACTTTGCCATTGCCATATTGCCCGTCCTTTGTATAATCACCTATAGGATTTGGCGCTATCCACATACAAGTAATAAATACAGTTTCAAGAAAGCCCTCATATACTCCGTCAATTTGCGCAATCAAGAACTCCTTATCATCTTCGGAGAGGTTTTTAAGATTACTACCATAATCATTGACAATCTTAATCACTTTCTTTGATAATCTTTTCATTACAAGTCCTCCTCTTTTACAAATAGCCCATTCACTAGCTTACCTTTTCTGTCCTTTATCTCTTCATAGGCAGCCTTGATACAGTCGTTTATGTCTAGCCCTAACTGCATACAGAGAATCACAAGAACCACATACACATCTCCTACGCTGTCAATTATCAAATCTAGCTTATTTTTATTGATTCCTTCCGCAAGCTCTCCAGCTTCTTCCAGTAACTTAACCATCTGAGCCTTAGTGTCCCCTGATACAACGTTTCGGTCTACTGCCCACTTCTTTATAAGCTCTGTTATATCTTCTTTTCCGTCTGAATTGTCCTTATTGTTTGTTACTTCAACTAATGCATCGGGTTGTAAGCAGATTACAGGACGAACACCACAATTATAGTAAACATAGCTACTGTTCAACATTCCCGCTGAGCTGACGCACCTCATAATGTACTTGTGTGTGGCTAGGCAAGTGTTAGGGGTTGCAAGCCACCACCAGCCCTTTAATGGATTTAGTAAATGCTTGTTTTTTCTGTAAAGGTCAGCGGTCATTAGGCTTATGAGGTCTTTACTTGTGCCATAGTCCTTCAACCCATCGTCTGCTGTCAGGTCTGTTTCAATCTGTAAGAAATTTTTTTCATCTGCCCCGTCTTCTGTTAATGTTTCGTAAAAATAATTATTAAGATATTCTCTAAGCTCCGACTTAATCCAGTCGTTGCTCTTATCGTCAAATGTTCTTTCTTCCAGAATGTCTTTCATAAGGCAAAGTCCTTCTTCTTCCAGTTTTATCCACTCAAACCCTCCAAATGTAAGCACCTCTCCTGGCTTAATCTCTTTTAATGCTTTCTGCATATTATTCTCCCTTCATTCTTTCCCTATTTGCTGACCTAAACATCATTAGCAGCATTTCAGTTACTGACCTTTGTCGGTTCATCCTTCTAGCTTGTTTAACAGATTCAAGACTACCACCTGTAGGACAATACACTCCTACTCCGAATGGGATTTTAGCGGATACCTTTTGATATGCTTCTCTAGGCATTACGTAGTAGTTATAATCTCCGATAAAATTATGCCCATTCTTTGAGTGGAAGTCCTCCGCAGATGACTTAATCTCGTAGCAATAAAAGTCTCCCTTTTCGATGCCGCTTACAGTGGTATTTAGTGGCTCAAATTTCATATAGTCAACCCTAACACGGTTAGATGTGGCATAGTCAAAGGTTACCTCTCTAGCCCAATACGTACGGCTGTCATTATTAGGGTTGATTATCTTTTCTGTAAGCTCTGACAGCCTCTTAGTTATCTCAGGTCTTGTCATTTATATTTGCCCTTTCTAAACTGCCTTATCAGCTATTAAATCATCAATGCTCATCTGCTCGTCTTTCTTTTCAGGCTTAAGCATTTCATCTTTTGCCTTCCTGTAGAACTCTTTGCTAATCTCAAAGCCGTAAGAATTGCGGTTTAATTCCCTTGCAGCCCTCAGGCTTGAACCACTGCCACAACAAGGGTCTATTACTATATCCCCTTCATCCGTAAAGGTCTCGATTAGCTTTTTAAGCACTGCAACAGGCTTTTGCGCTGGATGTATCTTCGGGATATCCTTACTGTCACGCTCCCAGTTGAACCAATTGAATACCATTCGGCCAGTACCTTGAATATTCTTCCCATTCTCATCTACCTGTAGCCCATTTCTGAACTTTGGGAGCTTATCCCTGTAGAGTACAAGCGCATACTCTGTAGCTCCTACCACTCGCATATTAGCCTTTAGCACCTGTGGGGAAAAGTTCTTGATGAAAGTAAGAGGGATGTAATTCTTGAATCCGTGCTTTTTAGCATATTGGATTACAAGCTGTAACTGTTCAAAGGCACAAAAGACAATCATGCATGGGGCATCCGAACTCCTGCCCCTTCCTCCTGCCTGCTTAGGTTCTTTCTTCAAGAGCCTGTTGCAAAAATGGAAGTATTCGGCTATGTTGAAGTTGAAATCCGTGTTAAATGCTGCCTTCCCTGCGAGCTTGCTCTCTCCGTTTTTGTTGTCTCCTCCCTTGTACCACATAGGGTTGGAACCGTAGAAATTCGTACCCACATTGTACGGTATATCAGCTATTACAAGCTGGGCTTTCTGTATGCCATAACGCTTGAAATTTTGAAAATTATCGTTGTAAATTTCAGTTTTTATCTGCTTCATCCTTCTTTATCCCTCGCAATCTATAATTTAATTCATTACCCTTAAACTCTATTATCCTGCCCTCTGCCATTTCAACTAGCCTAGAGCCTATCGCACTATCAAAGTCCAGTAATTCGCCTGTAGTCTTTTCACTGGTTACAATCACAGGTAGATTGCATACATACCTGTAGTTGACTATCTCGAAGAGGATATTTATATCGCTCTCTGTGGTCTTGCCCTTTAAGAGGTCATCAATGACAAGCATAGGCGCAGTTTTGAATGTATCAATAGTCCTTGTATAGCTATCTTCATCTGTGATATTCTGCTTGAGCCTTGTAATCATTTCCCTGTAAGGCATATAAACAACCCTGATTTTTTGGTAATCCAAAAGGGCATTGGCTGAAGCTAGCGCAAGATGGGTTTTGCCACATCCTACTTGCCCAAGCAACAAGATTGAATTATGCCTTGATTCTTTGAAGTCCTGATAATTCTTGCAGTAATCAACGCAGATTGTATATGCCTTTTCAAGCTGGGCTATGCCCCTAGTGTCAAAGTTCTTAAAGCCTTTAGCCCTGAATGGCTCGCTTATACCGCTTCGGGCAATCCTGCGTTTTGCCATTGTAGGCTCAAAGCAATCGCACCGCCTAGCCATGTCGCAACCCTGTTCATCAACCCAAGTTATCCACATAGAACCGCCACACTTAGGGCATACTGTGGATTCACTGTTTATTTGCTCCATTCATCCTCCTTCTGCCTAACCGGGCTATTTAATGCCTAATTCGTCAAGCATTTCATCCGTGACAGGATTCTCCACTGGCTCCAGCATCTGCCTTTGTATCGCATCCGAAATTGACTGGTTAAAGGCTGCCTGTTCTGAAATGGGCGGACTATCTCCACGGATTGAGGGCTTGCCCCTGCATTCGTTCAAGTAGCCCTCAAACTTTGAGGGGCTGAATAAGGTTGCAGGGCGCAGATACTTAACCATATCAGGGTTATTCAGCCATTGCCCTGCTTTAGTGTCAATAACCTTCTTGCAGTCCTCTACGCTAAACCCATCATTAAGCCTTGCCCTTATAGGCTTTATATTAGCCTCTGTGGTGGCTCTGTAGCTTGAGCCTGTCTTTATGTTGAGGTGACCTATAACCTCGGTCGCCTCTTTATCGGCTTTGTTTTCCTTTGCCTTTTTAGGCTTTTCAGCCTGAACAGATTCAGCATCGGATTCAACGCATACGGTCGAGCCTGCTCGACAATATATATTATCTTTTAAATCTCTATTCTCTATCTCTATATCTCTATTCTCTATGTGACATTGTGCAGGAATGTCACAAGATGTCACAGCCTTGTCACAACTTGTCACACTCGTGTCACAAGATGTCACACCGCTGTCACGCTCTCCATTGTCACCTGTCACACTCTTGTCACGCTCCTGGCGGCTTTTTCTCTGTCTTTCTGCGGATGTTGATTCACTTCCTATCATGTCAGATAATTCTACAAGGTAGTAACTCCCATCTTCTAACACCTCTAACAGCTTAAACTGCATAAGGTTATCAATAATCTCTTGCATTGTCTCTTCTTGATAGCCTAACATCATTGACAACATTTCAACTGTATAAGGGGTATCCTCTGTATACATAAGCCTGCAATCTGTATTTATTGCCATAGTTAATAGGCGCATATATACATTTATATGGTCTGCCCCTTTGCTTGTTAAAAGCATTAGTGAAGGCTTTGAAAAAAAGTCGGCTGGCAATTTCAACCAGTAGTATTTTTTATCTGCCATATCTACTCCTTGTTATCATCATCTATTACGCTTTTAGCAAGGTTTAAAAACGCTTTTTCAAGCGGAGTATGTACTTCAACCTCTTTATTAAATCCGTAATTTAGAAATATCTGAATTGCTGGTTTGTACAGGTCAGGTGGAAGGTTATCAGTAAGCTCCATCAAAATCTTGTTGAACACAAATGAATCACGCTCCTTAATATCAATCATCTTTCTTTACCTCCTTTATTAGCACTTCTATCCTTGGATTCTTCTTATCAATTTTGAAATACTGGCTATACCCTGCGATATTATCCCAACCATCATTCTTTAGCACTTTACAATCCTGCAAGGCATCCTCTATAACCTTTACGGCGAAAGCGTTTATATTTGACTTGTCGCGCCTCTTATCCGCCTCATAATAGGTATATTCGATAAATACCTTCTTATCTATCTTGATGCCTTTTAGCTGGGCTCTGATTGCCTCGTTGGCTATCCGTTCATACTTCTTTTTCATTTGTGCACCTACAAAGCGGTTGCGGTTCATAGCTCCGATGAAGTCGTTTAGAGCTGGGAAAGTGCGGTTGCTTTTGAAATGTACCCCTTCAATTACAAAGCTGTATTCTTTCATCTATACCCCCTTGCAGCCTCTTAAAAGAAATCTCCCACAAGCTCATCAACTGATATAACTCTTGACAGTGGAAGAGTATCCGCGCAGTAATCACAATGTCCGCAATGTATGGGCTCTGCTACTCCTGTCTTGATGTCCTGAATTCTTGTTATGTTGCGCTTAAACTCTTCAAGTCTTTCATTCATCATTGATTCAGGTATCTCAATTACCGCAACCCTTGGATGTGCCACTGTGTCGGTCTTATCCTTGCTGATAGCGCATATATAGAACGGCAACAAGTCGCCTGTGTTCTGTCTGTAGATTTCCCTGTATACGGCAGCCTGGATGTCATATCCCCAATTCTCTACAAATGAAACCCTATAGCCGTAGTCTTTGATGTAAAAGTTATCTCCGATGCTCTTAACGGTCTTTAGGTCGGTTATCCTATGACCGTCTACGCTGTCATATTTGCACTTGATCGGCACGCCTTCGATTTCCCCTGTCATAATAAGCTGTTTATCGCCTTCCATATACTTCATAAAGAGTGGCTCTTTTTCGGCTCTATCTATCATTACAGAGGCTTGCTTGAACTCTGATTTTAGCTCTCCTGCGGTCTTGCCTCGACTTGAATAAATTTCAGGATGTGAAGCCGAGAACTGCGGAAGTGTACCCTCAAAGTAGGCATCTACATAGCTCCCAACCAATAAAGGGGTGGTTATAGGATTCTCAAGCTCGCCTTTTACTTTGGCAAGGGCTGCATGTTCGCAACCCTGCCTTCCTATAGTTCCGCAGAAATCCTTGTACTGCGAAACTGACACATAAGCCATATTAGCTTCTTTGCTGTAATAGTTATCACTGGTTAATTGTAATCTGTCCATCTTCTTCCACTCCTCCTATAGTCTGTTCCTGTTCTTCTGCAACCTCTTTATATTCTCCATCTGCAACTACATTGCGTTTTGCGTACACATCATGTGCTTCTGTCTTTTCTTTCTGCGGTCTATCCGTCAAATTGCTGTCCGCTCCCTCCAAGTAAGCCTGATTAGCCTCAGCTGTATCAAAATTTAGGTCTATCATCTTGCAAAGCCTTCTCAGAACTGTTTTCTTTGCCATTTCTCCAAAACTTTCCTTCCACGCTTTAGAGTTAGGGGCTTTTGAGTAGGCATTCCTTGTTTGCTCAACTTCCTCAATGCTCATAGTTTCATAAAGTTGTGAACCATCTGTATATTTACATATTGCAACGACACCTAAAAGTTTACCCTTATTAAAAGCGGTTGGAATAAGATTGACTTTTTGAGAGCCATCAACTATCCCTATTTCAAGCTTATCCCCTTCATACACAAGTTTTGCGTATAGCTCGTTTATAGGCTTACTTGAATATCTCTTGCTTACTTTGATTTCGCCTTTGTAATCAGTCTGGAAGTTACACTGATTACCATAAGGTATTGCATAGCACTCTCCATTAAAGAAGTCTAACCCCAAGAATGCACCCTTCAGTAGAGTTCTAACTACTGTGCCAGCTTCACATTTGGAAAAGTCTGTCTTGCCGTCCTGTAAGACGGTCATACAGTTTTGTAGGAATCTCTGTTTATTGAATTTATCCGGAAGAGCTGAAACCTGTCTTTGTAATGCTGAATCAAGATTCGTATATATAACGCTTAATGCTTGTTTATCCATTGTTTTATCCTCTTTTCTTTATCTGTTAAACTTCAATAACTGTTAATTCGTTATCATCTGTGGTTCTTGTTGCGATAAACTGCAAACCTTTTTCTTTGCACTTCTTATAAAGGTTTTCTCTCATTTCGGTTGCGAGCTTCTCAATTCCATCTATAAGGATGATTTGCAGTCCGTTTGGCTTACTAATTGCTATATCAATGCAAAGGTCTAGCTTTTCTCCCTCTGACAGGTTACTGATAGGCAGTCCGTTTATAAGCGGTATGCCGTCTTTAACTGTTAGATTAGCTATTGGAAGCTCAGCCTTTTCAAGGATTACCGCTGGTAGGTTTCTTGCAAGCTCTATCTTCTCGGTTAGTTTCCTTGATTTCTCATTGAGGGCTTCAAGCTCTTCCTGTAGCCCTATCATTCTTTCATACTCATTGATATATGACTTCATTCTTTCAGCCGTCTCAGCCTCTTCCGCAAGGCTGTCAATTGGCATTATCTCTTTATCTGCAAGTTCTGCATAGGTTGCTATATTGCTTATATACTGCGCCTTTTCCTTTTCAAATTCGCTTTCTATAAGCCTTGCCCTATCAGCCTTCTTTGTGTTAAGGCTCTCTTTTTCCTTCTCAAGGGCTATGATTCTTTCTTTTAGCCTTGCAAGCTCTGAATCTATGTTATTGCTCTCGGCTGCCATTTCCCTGTCAAGGCTTGCCAACTTAATCTCTCGGTCGGCTTCAAAACTCCTAAGTTTATTGGCCTGCCCCTCAACCAGTATCTTAGCTTTTTCTATCTCACTGTTAGCTTTTCTTATCTTCTCAACCTTTGTATATAACTCTCCAAGGTTGATACTCTTCCAGTATTCAAGGTTATATTCAACAGGTATCTCGTTAGCTATCTCTTCGATTACCGACTTCTTAGCTCTTGCCTCTCTGTTAATGTCCTGCCTTGTCATATAGTAATCGCCGTTCTCTGCCTGAATATCATTGAGCACGGCCAAGATGTTCTGTTCGTAATTTATCCCTGTTGGAATCTCTCCGAACCACTCACGGATTGTATTCATATCCCATTCATACTGGATAAGGTCAAGAAGCATTGAATTCTGCTTTTTAGTATCAAGATTCATAAAATCTACAGGGGAAAGCTGCAAGGTCGTTACTATGTCCTTTAAGAAGCTTTCAGGGCTGCCAACAGGCACGCCGTTTTGTTTTATGGACTTATAATCAGCCATTCCGATTCTTGCTTTTCTGTCAAGTAAAAGCCCTGTATCGGTTTCAATGATGATTTCGCCTTCTGATTCCCCATTTCTGACTATGTACTGCCTATCGGATTTGTTAGTTAAAGCGTATCTGATGGCATCTATAACGGAGGTCTTGCCTGTTCCGTTCTTTCCTGAAAGCTCTTTATTGCTTCCGTCTGCCTCATACTCTTTGATTCCGAATAGGTTTTTAATCTTGATTTTTGTAATTTTCATTGTTTTTATCCCTCCAATAGTTTTTTATAAAGCTCAGTATCAAATATCTGCCTTGCGTACTGTGCTATCAGTTTAATTGTGTAGTAAGGACTTTCCACATACTCATAGCCTATATTTACAAGTACAGTTTGTTTTAACGATGCATATTGTTTTGCTTCTTCGTAGACGAAATCAGGCAATTCAAAGCCTAACTCTTTATCTACGCAGGCTTTATCAACCCTTATTTGCATTTCTCCCATATCTGCTCCCCCATTATTCGCTCAAGGTCTTGCGTGACGGTTGCAATCCCTATCATTTGAGCGTGTTGAAATTCTGTTGTTGCTCCTCCTGAGCTCTCCCAGTTATCAAGGAAGTAGGCACAATCTGACAGCTCCAGCAATGCTACGCATATGTCCATGTAATCTGAATGTGTGAAGTCTCCGACCGTCACATTGTCCTGCAATTCTGCTGGGTTAATTACATTGAACCCTAATCCTCTCAAGTGTTTTTCTGCCTCTTTGAATCTTTCCTTGAAGTCAGGGACATCGGTTATCCCACCGCTGATATAGACTGTCATCATTCAAGCTCCTCCTCATTCATAAACACCCTTGAAATCCTGCCATTGTCAACTTCAAAGGACATTCCCTTTAAGTCGTGTGCCTTAACTAAATCGTCTATTGTCACCGTTTCCCAGTTGATATCCTGTAATTCGTTAATTGTCATTGTTTTATCCTCCTAAATGTGTTATCATATTCTTGTAATTTTTATTGTTTTTATCCTTTGCAGGTTGTTTTAGTCGGCAACCTGCTTTTTTTCGTCCTCAAGCCCAAGCCATTTATTGAGCTTACTACGATACACCTGATAGCTCCGTTTTTTATATCCTGGCATCGGCTGAATAACTACGCCTATATCAATTAACTTTCTATCCATTAGGGCTTGCATTCTCGCAACGCTCATACCTAAGAGCTTGGCGGCTTCTTTGTTATTCACTCTTTGGCACTCCATCGCATTTCCTCCTTCTTAATATCAAATTACATCTAATCTTCTTGCTTTTCTTCGGGATATACTTCCTTAAGAATCCAATAGTCTCGTGCATTTCGGATATGACTTCCTGCATAAAACCTACTTCCTTCCAACACTCAGCCTGTTCAGCTTTATCTTTTGAATTAAGTGCTTTATCAGCCGTGTCAATCAACCGCCTCTTGGCAAACTTTTCATTCACCTTTAGCGACAGTATCAAGGTTTCGAGGCACGGCCTCCGTCATCTCTACGTTTATACGTTCCATTGTTATACCTCCTCTAATTCTTTATTGAACGCTTCCAGCCATTCCGATGTGGTGAACGCCTTTAGGCAATCCTCACATATACAGCCTTTAGGGGCTGACAGATATCGGTCGCCTTTATACAGTATTGCTTTGCAAAAGGTGCATATAGTTACGACTTCGCTCTTCTCCGTACTGTTAGGGCATCTTGAATCACAAGGTATATGTCTGCATATCATACACATCGCTTTGTCCTCCTATTCTTTTATATTTACGCTGCTTCAATCTCTATCATTGGTAATATCTCATTGGCTTTTAGTAGCTCATAAAGGAATAATCTACCCTTTTGCGTCCAGTAAGTATGTGTTGTAACCCCTTGTGAGCCGTCAGGCTTGCTATAGTTTTGCGTTTTTGTCTGCGTATAGCCATTACTTTGATACTTGGAATATAAGAACCAAATGCCTGATTGCTTATACTGGACTCCTAAGTCATGTAACAACTTATTCATACCCTTGGCACTCATTCCGTAATCCTTGGCTATCTCCGTCATACTCAATAGGTCTTTACACTGGAGAACCAAATCATAGTAGCTTGCCTTTGGTTTTAGCTCTGCTATCTGCTGTTCCTGTACTTTGTTTTCAAGTCTTAATGCTTCCATTTTCTCTTCCTGTTCAAGTGCAAGAAGGAGAAAATCTTTGTAGCTTGTAGGAACTCTCCCACCTGTGAGAGCATTCTTCATTCGCTCAAATTCATTGATATAAGCCACATTTAATTCAAAGGCTTTAGGAACTGCCGCACTGTAACCACCTATAAGCTGGGCTATTCCCTTTTCGGTTATAAGGTAGTTTCTATATGTCCTATTCCTTGTATCCTTATACTCACTAGGTATATAGAAACCTGCCGAAACTTCGGCAGATTGAAATTTACTTAGATAATCATCAATCTTATCAAGTAAATGTCTATGTTCTACCCCTAATTCTTCAGCTACTCTATTACTTGTAGTTACTAATACCTCGTTTACCTTTTCTACTACTACGCTTAATTTATTCACTGCATATCTCCTTAAATAAAATGTAATTTATCCCCTCTACTTCGCTGGTAATATTTTCAGTAATGCCAATCAATACAGGATTATCAAAGTGCTGTGAATATGCAAGCAGTTGAGTGTTAGGGTTTTTAGCCCCCTTTTTTAATTCAATAATAACTGCTCGGCTAGTTGATTTCTCAACTGCAAAAATATCAATTCTTCCGACATTTGGCACTACTTTCTCTTTAGTTACAAAAATATAATTAGGAAAAATTTTTACAAAATTCTTTACTATATAGTTTTGCATTTCTTTTTCCGTAAACTCTCTTTGGTTATAGGATTTGCAAGGTAAAGTCCTTTCAGCTATAACACTATCTTTAAGGTAGACCATCTCTTGGTTTCCAAATTTTTCAGAATATATGATATTGTCAAGTTCGTTTGACAGCATCTTCAATTCCGCTTTGCCCAATTCTACTTTTAGCTTAGATACAGCAACAAAAAACTCATTAAAAGTTGCAATCTTAGTTAAAAATTCATGTAATGCTCTACCGCTTATAACTGGTTCTTGGTTTTCGTTTACATCAATTCTAATTAGCTCTGTCATTCTTTTAGATTTCCTCCTTCTTTTGTATTAGGTTGTCAATGTGCGATATCCACTTTCGTTGAACTATTTACTCATCATCCCATTCAGTCTGCATATCCTCTTCTGTTGGTATCCCGAAGCCAAATCGTTCCTCAAAAGCTTCATAGAATCCATCAACTGGAAACTTCTCAGGGAAATCACTATATTGCTCCTCCCCATCCATACTCCCCCAGTTAACCCGATATCCCTGAGTATCTTTTTCTACAGATACCGACAGACGTGTTCCAAAATCCCCGCAACTGGTGTTGTAGAAATTCCCATGCCAACCAGCATATTCAAATTCGTAGTAGGGTTGGGAATAACCTCCGCCATTATTCGCCTTGCTTTCATCGCAAAAAGAATTTGTTTCTTCTTTGCTTATAATTTTTAATTCTTCCATCTCTCCTCCTTTTTGCTTACTCCGTGAAGCCTAGTAAGTAGTTGGGTGTAGTAAATCCTCTTCGATATATTGTGTCTTTTAGGATACTTTATCAACAAAAAAAATTCCCATTGGAGACCTCAATCCTAAATAATCAACTATCTTTTGGATTTCACCCTGAGTGAACTCTGATAGCCCATTACATTTCCTATAAAATGCTGAACGACTTATATTAACTGCGTTGCATAGCATTTCTATAGAGATTCCTCTTGACTTCATCTCATATTCTAATTTGTACTTATCCAATTTCATCCCTCCAATCCTTGTGTTATTTATTTGTGTCGTTTAAGACACTTATAGATTATCACATCGTTTTGTCTTTGTCAACATCTTTTTTGTCTTTTGCGACACTTTTTTATTTTTATTTAATTTTTATGTTGCAAAAAGGACACATATATTGTATAATTAGTTCGTGAGGTGATAATTATGAATATGGGTGAAAAAATATACTATCTTAGAACTAAAAATAGTATGACATTGGAAGAGTTAGGCAATAAAGTAGGTGTTGGCAAAAGTACTGTAAGGAAATGGGAAAATGGTATGATTGCTAATATGAAGCGAGACAAAATATTAAAAGTAGCTGAAGCTCTTAATACTACACCTGCATATCTTATGGGCTGGGATGAAGCCAAAGAAGAGCCTAAGAAAAAAGGAGTTAAAATCCCTGTCCTTGGTAGAGTTGCCGCAGGAGTTCCAATTGAAATGATTGAGGATGTCCTTGATTATGAAGAGATTACAGAGGATATGGCAAAACATGGTGAATACTTTGCCCTTAAGATACAAGGTGATAGCATGTCGCCTCGTATATGGAATAATGATGTAGTTATAGTTAAGCAACAGGATGATGCTGAGAATGGTGATATTGTTATAGCTGCTATTAATGGCGATGATGCTGTGTGTAAGCGGTTACAGAAGTATAGCGATGGTATAGCCCTTGTATCGCTTAATCCGCAGTATGAGCCTATATATCTGAAAAAGGATGAAGTAGACGGAAAGCCTGTTAGGATAATAGGGAAAGTGGTAGAGCTTAGAGGGAAGTTTTAATAAAAAAGGGGAATAGTAATGAAAAATATTCTAAAACGTATTTTATTGGTTATCTTGTGGTTTTTTTTCGTTATGTTCATCATAGGAACTATAACAACAAATGAGGCAAGCGCTAGAGCTGCATTGGCTATATTAGGTGGAATCATTTTGCTTTTAATACTTAAAATACGTTCGCCTAAAAAACAGCAATTACTATCTAACAACAATGAGTTACTGCTTCAGCAACAATTGCAAAAGATATCTATTCTTGAGGCAGAGAATAGTCAATTAAAAAATAAGCTGAATGAAATTGGTTGTAATGATTATGATGCCGTGCAAAAAGTTATCACCCTAAAGCAACACGAAATAGACACCTTAAATAGCACCATTGCAGAAAATAACGCAACTGCAGAAAGACAATTAGAAAAGAATCAAGTAGTTAAAGAAGATAGTTTAAAACTTGAAAAGAAATATGCTTCATTACAAGCAAAGGTCACAAGATTAAGGTATTTATTTGATGCCATAACTCAGGCAATAAATGACTACCACGATGAAAAGGATATATTCGCTCTCACTAATTTGATAAATGAAGCTGACGAGCTATCTCCTAGCGTAATCCTTAAATTACACAATATGGACTACAAGGATTTGAAAAAAGCCTTTAACGAAAACGACAAGGCCATCTCACAAGTACTTGAAGTTTACGAAAAAAGATACACCACTAAGGCTAATCAGTCGATTTATCAACTAATGGTTATTGCTCTTAGGGCTGAACTACAAAATATCCTTTATAACCTAAAATATGATAAGTTGGATAAATCAATAGATGACATCAAACTTATCTCCGCTAAGTATCTTAAGATTGCTGGAGAAGGCAATCAGTCCATATCCAGCACGCTAACTAGATTTATAGGCGAAATAGAATATTTGTTTATCAATGCAGCCAAGATTGAATATAATTATTATGTAAAGAAAGAACAGGCGAAGCAAGAACAGGCAGCCATACGCGAACAGATAAGGCAAGAAGCCGCTGAAAGAAAAGCGTTGGAGGCTGAGAGAAAGAGAATAGAGCAAGAGGAAGCCAAGTACACAACCGAAATTGACAAACTGCAAACTACCATACTTGAAACCACCAACAATGATGAAATTGAACAGTTAAAAGCAAGAATATTAGAATTACAGTCTCACTTGTCCGCTGTAGTTGTTAAGAAAGAAGAGATTGTGAATCTCCAAAATGGAAAAGCAGGTAATGTATATATTATTAGTAATCTCGGTTCTTTTGGTGATAATGTATTCAAAATAGGAATGACTAGAAGGCTGAATCCGCAAGAGAGAATTGACGAATTAGGGAGCGCAAGTGTACCATTTAAGTTTGATGTACACAGTTTTATTTTCTCACAAGATGCAGTCGCTCTTGAATCAAGCATGCACGAAAGGCTTAATAATCAGAGGGTAAATAAAGTAAATCTTAGAAAAGAGTTCTTTAACGTTTCTATTGATGAACTTGAAAGGATTGTAAATGAATTAGATCCTACGGCTGAATTTAATAAAACTATGTTAGCCGAGGAATACAGACAATCATTATCTAGCGATGAAAACTATACATCAGATAACACAGAATATGGCGATGATGAAGAGCCTTTTGAAGTTAACGATGAAATAGAATAAAAAGTGGGTTGCCACTTACCGAAGTAGGGGCAACCCTGAATTAACAAAGCATGTGCAGTATAGCACATTGGGTTGTTAGATTCAAGACTAAACATGTGTTCCAATATTGTTGATGTCAACAAAATTGCTAAAATTAGTTGTAAACCATTAGTTGATAACCAGCCAACTGTAAAGGATATTTTTACAGTTGAGAATAAAAAAGCCCTCCTGCGCCAACAGGAGAGCAACCATCATCTACTGGGCGATAACCAGTAAACGAATAACCGTCGTTTAAATTGTAGCATATCGCCCTGTAGATTGCAATATTTACAGGGTATTTTTGCGCCCAAAATTCAATCGTGTAAGTGTTGTGTAAGTCTATGTAAGTCAGAAGCAAGTATTATTTATTCCAAAATATAGAACTAAAGGAGGTATATATGCCAAAAAAGAAAAAATATCCAAGGCTTAGAAATGGATTCGGAAGTATAAGAAGGCTGTCAGGCAACAGGACTAACCCTTATGCAGTCTTTGCCCCTTCCACCTACAGGGATGAAAGGGGCTATCAGCTTTATGATAAGGCTCTAGCCTACTGCCCTACCTGGGAGGCTGCCTTTTCTGTACTCTTAAACTTCCATACAGGGCAATACAAGAAGGGCGATATCTGCCCTAATTTGCTTGAAGAGGTTGACCATGGACAGTTAACCCCTGTAGTGAATAAAATCCTATCTGCGCTCAATATAGGCACTATAGAGGGCGAAACCTTTGCACAGGTCTATGAAAAGTTTATGGAATGGAAATTCAGCGACAATAACAGGAAGCTAAGCAAATCAGCCCAAGCATCGTATAGAACTGCATTTAAGAACTGTGCCACTCTACATGACAAGGTTTTCTCGCAGATTAAAACCGTAGATATGCAGAAGGTGGTTGATGACTGCCCTCTTAAGCATTCATCCAAGGAACTCATAGTTAACCTCTTCAAGCAGATGTACAAGTTTGCAGACATACATGAGCTTATAGAAAAGGACTACTCTACACATGTAGCGATTAAGACCGGGAATGACGATATAAAAGGCATCCCATTTACTGCGGATGACATAAAAAAGCTATGGGCTAATAGCGATAACCCTATTTGCGCTAACATCCTAATACTGATATATTCAGGACTTAGAATATCTGAGTATGAATCGGCTGAAATCAACCTAAAAAAGGGGTATTTTTTCGGAGGAGTTAAGACAGAAGCAGGCAAAAACAGATATGTGCCTATTCATTCGGCTATACTGCCTCTTGTTAAGAAAAACCCTAACAGGCTTAATTCAAGCATTGAGCGTTTCAGGAAAAGCATGTATAATGTGTTGGAAAACTTAGGGATTGAAAAGCATACACCTCATGACTGCCGTCATACCTTTGCCATGCTTTGTGATGAAAATGGGGTAAAAGAAACTGATAAAAAATTTATAATGGGGCATGCCTTCCAAGATGTCAGTAACGCAGTCTATGGACATAGGACTTTAGAATATCTGAAAGAACAGATAGAGTTAATAAAGGTCAACAAATAAATAAGCGTATTTTGTTATTGTTTGTTATTGATAGACTGGATTTATCTGTAAAAAATCAGATAAATAAATACAAATTCAAAACTTCTAAAATACGCTTATTTACTATATTTTCTCGGCTTTTTTGGCTTAAAATCAAGAGCATCAAATCATCGTTTATATTTAACACAAGATTATACCCAACACACTATGTTCATCTTCTCTACCTTCTAATTCAGACTTAAAAGAAGATATATCAGTAAAGCGTTTATTATATTCATTTATTATGCTGTCTGCCTCTTCAAATATTCTTACCAAGGCATAGTTTACCTCATCAGGTGACCCGACTGGAGTATTATACTCCTTTATTATCAGCGGATAAGGACCTTCGGACGCAGAAATATGTGGATTAATTGAAGTTGTTCCCAAATCATCCATTTCATACACTTCCCAGAATATATTGTCAATTATAAGCGGCTTAACAGATATTTTTGTGCTTATGTATTTCCCAAGGCTTGCGGGGTAAACATCTATATTTACCAGATAGAGATAATCATTTACCACCTTATAAATCCAGCCCGACAGCAACTTGTATCCGAACTCTTTAACTAGTGATTTAAGCGTTTTAGCTACAGTTTTTTTCAATTCTCTTACAGCCTGCTGCTCCTTATGAGTCAT